GCATCAAAACCAGCCAAATCCAATTGGACGTGCAGGCCGCCGCTGAAGGTCGTCTGAAAGTAGCCATCCATACCGCCCTTGAAGATGGGACAGAACAAATATTCAAAATAGAGTAAAGACAATGGCTGAAATCGATTTAACCCGCCTTCCTGCTCCGAAAGTCATCGAAGAATTAGATTTTGAAACGATTTTCGAGCGCAAAAAAAACGCACTACTTGAGCTTATCCCATCGTCTGTAAGAGAAACCATTGCAGCAACCCTGTCGCTGGAGTCAGAGCCGCTGACAATAGACCTGCAACAGCAAGCCTACCACGAAATGATACTTCGGCAGCGCATCAACCAAGCGGCAGCATCGACGCTGCTGGCATTTGCCCAAGGTAGCGATTTAGACCACCTTGCCGCAGCGAAGGGGATAACAAGAAAGATAGTTCGCCAAGCCGACCCAACTGCCCTGCCTCCCGTTGAAGCACTTTACGAAACCGACGACGACCTTCGCCGCCGCGTGCAACTTTACCCGGAAAAACTCGCCGCCGCCGGTCCGCGTGCCGCCTACGAAGCCCATGCATTAGACGCCCATCCGAAAATCATCGACGCGCGCGCCGTCCGAGAGGTTGCAGGTACGGTCTGCGTCTTTATCAAGGCAGCGGACGGGGTGCCATCAGAAGAAATTTTGCAGGCTGCTCAGGATTATTTGAGCGCGGAGACCCGCCGCCCCTTATGCGATACCGTAAAGGTTAAAGCCGGTCGACCGAAGGCGGTCAGGATTGCCGCAAGGATTAGATACGAATCGGGTCCGGATTTGACATTGGTAAAAGACAAGCAGCTTGATGACTTAAAAAAAATGCTAGAGAAAAACAGCAGATTAGGTGCAAGTGTCGCATTGTCGAAAATCATCGGTGCGCTGGATACCGACGGCGTCAAAAAAATCGAAATGGCATCACCGGTAGAAGACATAAATTGTAGCGACGGCGAATACATCGAAATCAGCGAAATCAGCTTGGAGCATATGACATGACAGAAAGCATAAAACCAAGCAGCAGCACCGAATTGCAACACGCCCTATCAAAACTGACATCAGCGGAACTGGCGCAATTATTTGACTTAAATGAAATCTTACGAACCCGCCGCCCTGTTGACTGCCCGCCCGAATGGCTGCCTTGGCTGGCGTGGGAAAACTCAATAGGCAGCGATGAAGGCTGGGACATTGCCGAAACCGAATCCGCCCGTCGGCGAATTGTTGCCGAATACATCAAAATCCACGAAAGAAAAGGGACACCGTCCGTAATACGACAATTATTCAAAGATTTAGGATATGGCAACATCGAGATAATTGAAAACTACGGAAGTCTGTATTGGGATGGCACTGCCTATTTTGACGGGACATTCGTTTTCGGTGGCCAAGAAGGCGACTGGGCCGAATACAAAATTAAACTGAGCCGTCCGATTACAAACAGCGAGGCCGAAAAGATAAAAAAATGGCTAGAGCAAATCGCGCCGCTCCGTTGCCGATTGGTCGAAATGGACTACAGAAGCAACGCCATCTACTGGAATGGCGAAATCGAATTTAACGGCGAATACAACTTTGGCGCAGCTTAAGGAAAATTATGGCAAACGCAATCGAAAAAAACGAATTCACGCAAAATGTTTATCTGGTTGAACCGGGCGATAAAGTCATTGGCGGCGCGGATGCCCCAATAAACCAGCCTTTGCAGGCACTCGCCAACAGGACAAACAATTTAAACATCCGTCTCAAAGCCGTCGATAAAAAAATCAGCGAAAACACCGACACCGTAAAGGTTGCCGGTAATCAAACCATCAACGGCGACAAAACATTCGGCGGCAATACCGTGTTTACAAAAGGCATTACCGTGGCAGCCTCGCCTGCACTTTACGCCGCCAACAAATATATCTATATCGACTCCGACGCGGATCAGGTTTTTTTACGCAACCGAAACAGTAATAAAGCACTGGCTTTAAAAAACAATGGAGTCATCGAATACGACAATTCGCCACTGCTCTTACAGCGGAGCATCTCCCAAAATCCCGAACACACTGGCACCAACACCGTGCCGTCATCGTATGCCCTGTCAAAAGTCAAAGCAGAAACAATCGAGGTACTGCCATCTTCGAGCGGGTCTAAGCATCGAATATCCATCGGCTGGGACGTCCCCGGTCTGGTGGCAAAAGTTGACCAAACATTTGTCAACATCTCAGCACCAAGCGGCACGGTTGTAGCCTTGGCGGGCGAAGCCGTCCCTTATGGCTGGCTTGAATGCCACGGCGCAGCGGTATCCCGTCAGAACTACGCTACGCTGTTTGCCGTCATCGGTACGCGCTACGGAGCGGGCGATGGCAGCACCACATTCAACCTGCCTGACCTGCGCGGCGAATTTATCCGCGGCTGGGACGCTGGTCGCGGTCGGGACACCGGTCGCGTCTTGGGCAGTTGGCAGGCGGACGAGTTCCGCAGCCATACCCACGGCATCGGACTGCAACGGCGCGCCGATACCGACAGGGGTCAGAATTCATCGCTTGTTTCCATCGATACAGAAGGAACGACCGACGCCGCAGGCGGTGTGGAAACACGCCCGATGAACGTGGCTATGAAATACATCATCAAGATTTAATTTGAAAAGGTCGTCTGAAAAACCGAAACGTAGTTCAGACGACCTTATGGAAAAGGAAAAAGAAATGAGCCAAAACATCGAATGGACTAAACCCGTCTGTCAGCTTGACACAGACAATATTTATATCGGTCAGATTAATGCCGAATTGGACATCTATGCCCGCGACGGTAGTTACCTGATTCCCGCCGGCTGTATTGACACCACGCCGCCAAAAATTTCAGCCGGATATGTCGCCCGATGGAATGGCTCAGACTGGGACATCATCGAAGACCATCGAGGCAAGGCAGCGTACCGTAAAGTAGACGGCGTTGCCGTCATCATCGACAAAGTGGGCAGACTTACCAACGACTTAACCCTGCTTGAACCCGCGAACGAATACTGCGAATGGGACGGCAAAAAATGGATTGAGAACCAAGCCAAGAAAGCCGAAGCAGAAGAGACCAAACTCGCCACCGCCAAATCCATCGCATTGTCTCGCCTCAACCAACAAGCACAAGCAATTGTCAATGAACAAAGCGGCATGGACGACCTGCCCGCCTTTGAAGTGCAGAGCTGGGTAGACCAAGCTGCCGAAGCCCGTGAGTGGGAAAAAAATCCGTCTGCACCGACGCCAGTAATCGATCGCATCGCCGCCGCTCGTGGAATCGGTTCAGACGACCTAAAAGCTGCTGTTCTGCGTAAAGCAAAAGAGTATCAGGAATTGAGCGCAGAAGTTGCCGGACGCCGTCAGGCATTAGCTGAAAAAATCGCCGCCGCCAACACAATCGAAGAAATCGAAGCCATCAAAATCGAATTTGACTTTTAAGGCATAAAAATGAGCATCCAAACCAAAAATTTGACCCTGTACCGTGGTGATACCCGAGTTTTTCGCGTCGGTTTTGACGGCGGCGGACTCCCATTTGAGCCGCGTGAAGCTCAATGGGCAATGACGGTTCGTGGTCAGACGGGTGAAGAGTTGAGGCCGCAGGTTAGTGTCAGCGGGCGCGAAATCATTATTACATTTCCTGCCGCCCTGACTCAAAATGTCGCATGGGCAAACGGACAATACGATCTCCGTGCCATTTTTGGCGGTATCGTCTCAACCGTCCTAAAAGGCGACGTATATATCGCGCCGTCAATCTCAAACGTCAGCGGATTTATCGGTGAGGCTACTGAGCCGGTACGCGTCAGCATCATGGAGCAGGGTTTAGTGGTTATGGCATCACCCACTCCGTCAGTCGAGACACCAAAAATGCTGACAGCCGAAGAAATCAGAAAAATCGTCGAAACGGTTGTTAAAGAAAACATCGGTAGTGCAAAACAACCCACTCAACCTACACAACCCTCACCAACGCAACCGGCAACTGGCGGCACTGGTAACAACGCCGCCGCAACGCCCACTCCTGTCCCAACACAACCGGAAACAGGTGGCACTGGTAACAACGCGGCGGCAATGCCCACTCCTGCCCCAACACAACCGGCAACTGGCGGCACGGGTAACAACGCGGCGGCAACGCCCACTCCTGCCCCAACGCAACCGGCAACTGGCGGCACTGGTAACAACGCGGCGGCAACGCCCACTCCTGCCCCAACACAACCGGCAACGGGCGGCACGGGTAACAACGCGGCAGCAACGGACAATAGCGGGGTTAGTGATGAGGCACTGGCAGATATTTTGAAGGATTTAGGTAGTTAAAAATGGCTAAAGAATTGAATAATTTGGAAAAGGCGTTATCGGCGATTGCCAAAAATACGAAGGTGGCAAAGGATAATGCGGCTGAGGCGAAAGAAATGGCCGCTCCTGCCAAAATCGCAACCGCTGTAAACGGTGCGCTTTCCGAAGTTGAGACTGCTGCCAAAGTGGCGGCATTGCAAGCCAAGCACGAAACAGGCATGAAGCTGGCAATTGAGCGTGGCGTGTACTATCTCGAAGATGCGCTGACTGAAGAATTGCGCGTAAAAGTCTTGTCGGGATTCTTCAAAACGAACAAACAGACTCCTGCCGAAGCTGCTGTAATCAGCCGCGCCGTTACCGAATACATCGAACGTATCCCCAATGGTTCATATATTACCGCTCGTCAGGGTTCGGTTTTCAGCGTGGATAAAAACGTGGGTTATAAGCCTGATGTTTTTGGTGCGGACGGTAGAAAAGTCACGGTCGGGGGGATGACCCTGACTATTGACGGCGCGCAGCCGTGTATCTACATCCGCAATAAGTCTAATTGTTTCTTCGATTTCCGCGGTGTCATGTTTATTGCCGAATCCTTTGGCGTCAACGTGTTCGAAATGGACGGCGGCGAAGGTAACGTTATTATGCATGGCGGTGTGTAGAAATCAGTAGCGTTGTTTACAGTATTTCCAGGAGAATACTGAAACATGAACATGCACAAAAACACCCGCCTCACCCCGCACCACCGCCAAGCCGTTTGGCTGGCCTACACGCAGGAAAAAGAAAGCGTCACCTCCCTGGCACGCCGCTACCAAGTCAGCCGCGTCACCATATACCGCGCCCTTAAAGCCGCAAGGGCCAAGCTGCTCAAACCGCAAACCAGTACCAACAACCGTTTCAAACAGGCAAAGTACGGAATGAAACGCCTGGCCAAGGTAGAACGCAGCATTCAGGAAAAACTCAAAAAGCAGGCCAAACGCTACAATAAATCCTACCCCGGAGAGCTGGTACATCTCGACACCAAACGGCTGCCGCTGCTCAAAGGGCAGAAAGCCACCGATAAGCGGGATTACCTGTTTGTCGCCATCGACGATTTCTCAAGGGAGCTATACGCCGCCATTTTGCCGGACAAAACCGCAGACAGCGCCGCCAAGTTTCTGACCGAACACCTGATTGATCCCTGCCCATACCTGATTGAGTGCGTTTACTCCGACAACGGTACGGAATACAAAGGCTCGGCCAACCATGCTTTCGGTGTAGCCTGTTACGAGAACGGGATTGGTCAAAAGTTTACCCGGGTTGCCCGTCCGCAGACCAACGGTAAGGCGGAGCGGGTTATCCGTACCCTGATGGAGATGTGGCATGAGAAACAGTCGTTTGAGAGTCCGGAACATCGGCAAAAGGAGTTGTGCCGCTTTGTTAATTTTTATAACACTGTGAAGCCACACCGCAGTTTGAACGGCGATACGCCGTTTGAGGTCTTGCAGGCTTATTTTTCTCAACCTGTTGTGTAA